GTCTCCTACTTTCAGCAATAACGAGTAAACTTGTTCGTTCATGAGATAGCCCTCACTATAATCCTAGGTCTCTCCAATAGGAATTAAAGTCCGCTCCATAATAATCTTCTTCTAGGCCTATAACTGATCCATCATTAAAATAATAGATGCACATTCCCATTACTGTCCCATGTCCCTTCCTGAGGAATCAGCTGGTGTATTTCCTCCGCTAATGTGAATTTCTTCAGCTAAACTAGGCTTCTCAATAGGATCTGATTTCCCTGGAATATGAGTATCCAGCGGGATTCCTTGAGAATCTCCCCTCTGATCGTGAGAGGGTTCCTTTTTCTGCTGAATTTCTTCAGCTGAACAAGCCAGGAAAACTAATGATATTATCAGAACAGCTAACCTCTTCATTTGTATTCTTTGTCTCCTAGGATTATCTGGACTTTGTTTCCTTCGCCAGTTGGCTTATTTCCATTCGTAGAATGCCACCCTGGAGCGAACATATTCAGGACTACTTTGGATTTATCAGATCCACCTTTAGAGACTACTTTGTCGATTACTTTATTAGCAGCATTAAGGACTATAGCTTCATCAGATGAGCGATCAATGATCTGCTCGATTCGATCAAGAGACCTACCTACCAACCTGGAGAGTCTATTCTGAGCGTCTAGTTTGATCTGATCTAGGAGCTGCTTGCTTTCCATTTCCCACTGGTCAGATTTCTTGAGGGAATAGATCATCCCCTTGGAGACAGCGTGTTTATCAGAACATTGATCAACTGTGAGTCCATTGATTACATAGTCAACTAGGATTTGATGATGAATAGGCTCGAATTGGGTGGTGAGTGTACTATTCATAGGTTACTCCTGTTGAGATTCCTCTATTGCGGTGATCTTCTTGGCGGCTAATTTCCTTTTTGAGAAGATACGCCAGGTTTTCTAGTCTAGTGAGGATCTCATTTAGTTTTATTAGAATTTGCTCGTCCATGATTTACTCACTTTATGTATAGATTACGGTCGTCGGAATGTGTACATTCGATGGGAGAGTTCCATCGTTATCTTCTGGGTAGTTTATCAGAAGATGGGAGAAATGTCAAGGAGGGAATGGAAAGACGCCAGGAATCAATGAGTTAGGAGGGGGGAGAGAGAATGGGCATAGTTGAGGCAAGTTTGTACAGTTAATGGGAGCTGGCTTGAAAAGTCGTGTGAGTTGCATACAGACGTGCCGAAAACGAAAACCGAATTGACTATTTTGTCAACAAAAAAGCATGCTTTTTGATGACAGCAAACAAATTATATTGACATATTCATCAATAGCTATATGTTTATGTATATCTTAATGATAATCATTATCATTATCATGGATGACAATGGCAACACGCCTGAATAAATATTGTCAAATAAATCATTTAAATACTTGCATTTTTTTGTTGACATATTTATGGCAATTTGATACACTTGTTTATCGAAAGGGTTATTGAATCATCACATGATACATATAATAAGTAAATAACAATAACAAGTGTACACATATAAATGTCAATGCAACTTGTTCAAGTTCAATGGATATTATACCCCACGTTTTGAAAGAGGTGGGGTATCGTATCCATTGAACTTTATGAATGTCAATTATAAAACCTTGTCGCATTAAAGGGGTAACAATGGGAAAAAATCTTACACAAGAAAAAACAAGTATATTAAAAGTTATTGATTTTCGTGTTGAAATCAATAAGAAAAGTTTTGATCTTCCACTTGACGTGTTGACGAAACAATTATCCGAAAAGGATTACACCTTAAAAAAGGTTAAGGAAATTGACGGCAAGTATTATGCTTTTTGTAAAATCTCTTACGCTTTAAATGACCATATTGAAAACTTGTCAAGTGATGAAAAAACACAAAAAATTGAAAAAAGCGTAATCATTGAAAAGCAAATAGATTTTAGGGATGGTGTGCAATTAATACTTGGGATCGGTAAATTGACCGCTAAGCAAAAAATGGTGTTGGTCATGCGTTCCCAATTGGAAAAATCCGGTAAACACACCGAAGAAGAGATTAATGTTATGTGTAATGCCGTTTAATATGTATTTTTAACTTTTATAACTTTATTAATCCAATGGCAAGGTTTTGTAATTGGCATTCAAAATACATACGTTATGAAAGTATTTTTCCAATTAATCTAGAGTGTATGAAAAATCATAAACGTACATAAAACCTTCAAATTCAATTTAACGTAAAAATCACAAGAATAAACTATGTATACTTAAAAATACATACAAAGATTGAATCCGAGGGATACAATTCCTGCATTTTGTTGTAGAAGTCAATTAACGTAAACGTAACGAAAACAAATACTTAACTTTTCCGAACGTAGCAAAATAAAATCAATAACGTAATGAATTCAACAACTTACAAGAAATTCTTCTACTTTTTGGGGGGTGGACGGATTCCCACTTTACTAGGGGGGTTTATCTGAGTTTATTTTTTTTTTTATAAGAACGAGCTAAGACCCGTACGAAAGCGGTAGAAAGAGGCACTATGTGCCCACCCCGTAGAAAGTAGAAGAATTCCCGATAAACAATTGAATTCATTGAAGTTAAGTTTTTCAGCCCCTACAGCCCAAAAAGATAACTTCAACAAATTCAAACACATACACATTTACACTTCTACAGGAAAAAAGAGAAGAATAACCCATAACATGGGGTAATACACCCCTAACATACACAATTCAACACCTAAATCCCCAACTGAAAGGAGGTGATTCAACTATGACAATTGGCGAACTTCAAGAACTAATCAACGATAAACCACACGAAATGTCAGATGACACATGGAAACACACCAAAATAAACATTGCAGTCTTAAGATCTCGTGGAACTAACTTTGATTACGAAATCCTAGAAATCTTAAAAACCCGTAAAAGTGGAATTCAACAAATTGATGAACTCTTCTGCCTAAAAGCAGATGAAAATCTAAAAGCAAGGAGATAAAAATCAATGAAAATCTTAGAATCTTTAATCACATTACATTACGATGAAAAAGGAGCTAACGATGAAAATGTCCACAAGACTTGCTGGATAAGCATCTCTGATGACATATTTCACATTGAAAAAGACGGAATAGAACACCAAATTGAAACAAAAAAAGTTCTAGAATTCATCGAACAAAACTCTCATTGAAAGGAGGTGAAAAATCCATGAAAATATACGCTCGCAGGTTAATAACAAATTACGAGGTATTCCACGATCAACAAAAAGTAATAGACGAATGGGCTATCGATGAACCCAACTCGGGCGAAATCATAGAAATACACAAAAAAGCGTTTCAAGAACTAATGCGAGAATTAAAAGCATACCAAAACAATTCAAAAGACTAAAAGAAAGGAAAAAATGAAAATCTTAGAATCTTTAATCGCATTACATTACGATAAAAAAGGAGCTAACCTAGAAAAGGGGAGTTTATCATTCGGGGTAGTCTGATAAACTCCTCAGAAAGGAGAGAATCTCATGATTAATATTCTGTCTAAAAAAGACTGTTTGATTTACAATTTAGCACATAACTTAAACATAAAAGGCGACACGAGAATAGTATCTGATCTACACAAACTAAGCATAAAAACACTACTATTTTTAATAAAAAAAATAGAGCATAAATAATGTACAATTTACAACGATCATAAACTATACACAAGAAAGGAGGTGAATAGAATGGAACTAGAATTCATAGAAGTAGACGAATTCCTGGTGATTAGTTCAGTTGGATTAGCTGAATCCAATTGTCCAGTTTGTGGAGAACTAAGGGGTTCTCAGCATCCAAGTTGTGCTTGTTGGGAATAGGAATGAGAGTAGGCTCATCTCAGAAAAGAAGGACATTCAGGCGGGGTAGAGTGAATGTCCTTTTGATTAACGTGATTTAATCAGAAAGGAGAATAAATGAGTAAAGCACAGGAGTTGTTAGATCAATTAAATGAGGGGGAAATACAGCAGATTGCTGATCTTGTTAAAAGTAGTGGGAAAAAATTGGTGGATTTACGAACTCCTTTAGCGACTATTTTTAAAAAGAATGATATTGATTTTGTGTTTTCACCAGTAGCTCATTTTAGAATAAAGTCTAAAGGGAAGACTATTGTTTTAGTGAATAAAAAATACGCTGATAAGGCAGAAGAAATTGTCGGTGATATAGCTATTGGTTTTGAAGGTGATATTTAATTTTTTACAAAGGAGAATAAAATGGGAATGGATATCTACGGAAATAAGCCCACTAGTCCTAAAGGAGAATACTTCCGAGCTAATGTTTGGTACTGGAGACCATTGTGGAATTACTGTTGCGAGAATTGTAGCATAAGCCAGAAGCTAGCTGAAGGAGGACATTACAATGATGGAATGGGAATGAATTCAGCCCAAGCAGCCCATCTAGCTGAGGAATTACAGAATCTCCTAGATTCCAAGCATGTAGCTAATCACAGACTCAACGAAGAAAGAAGACTCAGAGCCCTCCCAGATGAAGTCTGCGTAATCTGCGGAGGAAAGGGAATTAGATCTGACGCAATAGTCCAAGGTGAATGTAATGGATGTTCTGGAAAAGGCAGAAGAAGACCATTTAGTACTTGGTACTCTTTCCATGAGGAGGTAGTAGCTGAGTTCATTGAATTCCTTCGAGACTCGGGGGGATTTTCCATCAATTGAAGAGAGGAGAATAGCTATGAACACGCACCAAAAAAAGATGGCTGAGAAAATGAACGACTCAGAGAGGTCAAGTCCATTCATTAAAATGATGATATTAAAATGCGAAATGAATCTAATAACAGATAAAGAAAGTTCATTGTTCACTGCTCTTTCATTTGCTCCAGGTACAATAGATCCAAGCGTGAGCATGAAAGAAATAAATAGAGTTCTAGTAAAAGTTAAAACTCTAATGAATAAACATTTTCCAGAATAGGAGAAGATAATCTCATGAAAAAAATACAAATAGAAATCACAGATGCAAAGTTGTGTAGTTTCCGAGTGAGTTACAAAATTGGTAAATTACTCCCAGAAATAGGAGCTACGATTGATCTCACTACAGCTAATGGAAAGCAGATAGCTAGTTTTTCAATAGACACCGACTCTTGGAATGATGACAATAAATTCAAAGCTCCACCAGAAATTTATGATCTAATAGCTCAGATAGAATCCATCCTAGAATCTGAAGCCACTAGACATTGCATGGCAAGCCTGAAGACTCTGCCGGCTCCTAAAGAGGTCTACATTTTCCCAAGTAAGCTCAAGAATATAAGACTAAAAAAAGAAAAGAAAGGAGAATAGAATTATGCACAAAAGAGAACTAGAAGTGGTAGCTGATCTCCTCAAAAAATCAGCTGAATTCTTAAACCAAGAAGCTCACTTTGAACTAGTGGAGTTATTCATAGAGGAGTTAGCTCATCATAATCCCCTCTTTGACAAGGAGAAATTTTACAATGCCTCGACTCCAGAGTAAAATCCCCTTAGAGAAGGTCATCAAAGGTAATCACATTGAAGCCTATAGGATTATCGCTGAAAAGTTGGCTAGGTCAGCTAAGAAATCCTCTCCTAGAAAAAAGAAAAAAGGACCTAGTCTAGAGCAGCGAATAGAAGCTTTCTGTAAACTTAGTCCAGAGGAGATGCGTAGAATAGTAGAGCTAGATGGAATAATCTAATCAAAAGGAGAAAAAATGAACACTTCTCAAATGATCTGTAGAAATTGTAATAAAACTAAAAGTATCATGACTTACTTAGACGGAATCTGTGAAGATTGTCACATAGAAGTAGCCAGGAAGTCAGCTGGAATCCCTCCTCGAAAAATAGAAAGCAGACTCTGTCTCCGCTGTGAGGGGGAATTTACCTCTAAAGGAATTCACAATAGAATCTGTGACAGATGCAATGAAATCATCAGAGGAATGGGTCCTGATGAAGAATACCCGACATTCCAAACTTTTGAATAAGAAAAGGAGGTTAGCTAGATGAAAATAGAAAGAATTGAAATACAGAAATATGAATACAAATTAACTCTAGAGGATACAGAGATGATGGCTCTAAAAAACATACTAGGAGTTCATTGGTGGAGGACCTATAGACATGCAGGAGCTAGCACAGAAGAGGCAGCTATAGCAGAAAAGATTTATGAAATTATATCAGACTATATGAGGGATAATAGCTAGGAGAATCTTATGAAAATAGACAAATGGACGATCATAGAAAAGGCATTCCTTAGAAGCTCAGATGAACTAGACGAACTCAAAATAGAAGGAATCTACTGGATTCACAATAGTCTCCTTAGAAGCCAACTAGTCATCAAAACTAGAGATCCTATCAGCGGAAAAGTAGAATACATTCCTTTCGAAAAACTAGACATCCGAAGTGTCCACAGATTCACTGGAGAATTCAGTTTCATAGAGAGATCCGAGACACTAGCAGAAAGCTAAAAGCTAGTAGCACAATTCTAAAAAAGAAAGGAGGTGAATCATTCTATGCGTGAAGTAACTGAAAAAGCATCATCTGGAAGTGGAGAATCCAAAAAGGAATTCGAGGGAGTTTTCAATTATCCTGAGGATTACTCCGAAGCAGAAAGTCTCTTGGGAGACGAGAGCTCTGTACTAGCTGCCATTAATGAAACTCTAAGCAGGCGATACAAGGCTCAGCTCAGAGGCTCGGGCAAATCCACCAAGGCTCAGCAGCTATTCGAGAAAATGGTAGGAGTAATGGAAGCTGGTGGAATTTCTAGAGAACAAGCCGAGGCAATGGCGACTAAGAGTACTGGCTACAGCCCAAGCTAGTGTTCTAAACTTTTGGGAGAGTCCTTAGTAGAAGAAGGAGCTCAGCTCGTACTTCTGCCAGAGGGAAAGTTTTTCAGTTAATAGTTGTTCATAGTTCTGTTACCCCAGCTGTGAGTGACTCATGAATAACTACCTCTAATAGGACTCTCCCTTTTAAAGAAATCAGCTCATTCAGAAAGGAAGGTAAGCTAATTTGAAAAAGATAATAACCAGATTAAAATTGGCTCTAGTAGACGCACCAGAGCCAATGTACAGGATAGCCCTAAGAACTAACATCAACGAAACAAGACTCAGTAGATTGTCAACGGGACTCTTTTCTCCCACTGAAAATGAAAAACAGAAATTATCTGAAATCCTGGGGATTCCGTCAGATGAACTTTTTAAAGGAGGGGAGATCAGCCTATGAAAGTCTGTCGATTCTGCGGATTCGAATTTCCTGCTGATGGACGAATCTGCCCTAAGTGTAGTGAAGAAATCCCACTCAGATCAGTAGAATCCTCGAAGGTCAAGTCCAATTCTCATGGGAGAATTCAGATCACCTTCCCAGACGGAGGAGAAATCTACTCACACTCAGTGGATTCATTGTTATTGTTGGATATTCTAATAATCCTAAAAGGAAGGGAGGTGAACTCAGCTGAAAAAGTCAATAGACCACACAATGTACAGCCAGTTCAAAGACTGCCCAAGAAAGTTCTACTGGAATCAAATAAAGCAGCTAAGCCCAAAAGGAATAGAGAATAGGCTAGCCGCTGAATTCGGAATAGGCATCCACGTAGGATTGGAGCAGCTCTACAAAACTAGAAGCACTCAGCAGATGAACCAAGGATTTATTTCTCATTGGAATAAATTCGAGGGACTCTGCCCGAAAAGCCTACGCACAATGGTCAAGGGAATTCTAATTCTCAAGAAATACGTAGATCAAAATGGAATCCCAGTGGCTGAGAATATCATCTCCACTGAAGCTAGTTATTCGATGGAAGTAGACTCTGGGATCTCAACTTGGAAATACTACGGAAAAGTAGATCGAGTGATAGTCGACTCAGATAATTCTGAAGCAGCCATGCCAGTAGATATCAAGAGTTCTAGCGTAAAAGGCAGAATCTGCACTAATCCCAACGCTCAAATAGTAGGATACGCAGCTCTGATCAGATCAACTGGAAGACAAGTCAACAGAGCAGCTTTTGACTTCTTGTATTTCCGAAAAGGTAGAGCTAAGGAAGACCAATACGAGACTATTAGCATTCAATACGAACCAGTTTCTATTACAGATGAAATCATCGAAGACTGGAATAGAGATCTAACTCATTTTCTGGGAGTCCTAGAGTCTTGTATAAATCAAGATTACTTCCCAAAAGACACGAACAGCTGCAAGGATTATGGAAGTTGTCCGTTTTTGTTCTTGTGTGAATTGGGCGTGGACTACAGACGAATCCACGAAGAAATTGATCTAACTCACGATTATGAACTCCGCACCTGGAACCCTGAGAAAGGAGAATCTAATCTAAATGAAAAAAACCATTAAAAAAAGAAAAAGAAAAGGAAATTCCTCGCCTAGGACTCCAGCTCAACTCGAAGCTCTCAAGGAGAATGATCTCCTCCGAAGAATCCTAGGAGCTAGGGCTCTAATGGGAGGTCTCAAGGGGGAACTTAGCTCAATGAAAATGGATCCTGAAGCTAGGAATAGTCTAAATTTTAAACTCTCCAAGATGTCCTACGCTTTCACAGATCTGCTTAATCTCTACGAAGAAGTCAGGTCAGCTAGAGTAGCTAGAAGAGTTCACTGGAGATTACTCCGACTCTCGGAGGAAGGGAGGAAGGAGGTGAAATCATATAATGCAAGCTAGATTATCTAGATCTGAAGCAGTTCAGTTGGCGTATTCTCAACTAGAAGAGTTCACTGGAGATTACTCCGACAAAGAAAAAAGAGCTAAGAAATATTCCAAAATAGACGGAGCTATTACCTATACTCACTACGGAAAAGTAGAAATCCAGGAACTACTAGATCAAATCTACGGAGTCAACTCAGCTGGAGACTCTGTTCCAATGTTATTCCCTAGAAAGGAAAAGAATTCATGACCCTAGAAATTAAATCCCTAAAATCAGACTTAAAGGAAGATTTCCGCATAGTCGCCCTAGTTCAAGGAGAATCGGGCAGCGGAAAAACTACCCTAGGAAGCACCTTCCCTGCCCCGATTTTCTTGGACTGTGACGACAACCTCCAAGGGGTAGCCGACAGCCATGCTAAGAGCATTAGACTCTGCGACATCTCAGAAGCTCTCTTCATGCAAGAATACGAAGCGGGAATGGAGATAGCATCTAGAGACCCTTGGTGTAAGACTATAGTCCTAGACTCTCTGAGCACATTCTCTCATATGCTCATGACTAATATTCAAATTAGAAGTAAGAGTTACGGGAAAGTCCCTAATCAGCATGATTATCTCACTCAAATGAGCTACATCAAGCAGACAATCATGAGACTCAAGAGAACAGGCAAGAATGTCGTCCTCACTTGTCACATTAACATAGACAAAAACGAGGTCACTGGAAAATGGCGTGCTCTCCCCTTAGTAACCGGAAAGCTAGCTCAGCAAATAGGGGGACTCTTCCAAGAAAACTGGATGATGTTTAATGATTCACTAAATGGGAAGGGAGTATTCAAACTGAAATCCATAGGCGATGAAATCTTCTCCGCTAAGAGTCTCATCATACTCCCAGAACATAAGAATGAAATCCTAGACCCAAGCTATTCTAAGATAATAGAATCTAGCAAATACGCTAATCTAATAATTGATGTTGGAGAGACTCCTCTCCAGAAAGGAAAATAGAATGAGATTATCCCAAGAAAAATTAAATAAGCTGAAGTTTATCAATCAGACTAGTCCTAAGAGTTCTCTCAGCGAAGAATATTCATTCTTGTCTACTTGTAGAGTAATCACTATGGTAGAATCAGCTGGTTGGTTCGTAGCTAGCGCTGAAGGAATTGGAGTCAGAAATCTAGAAAACAACGGATTCCAGAAACACGTAGTCAGATTCAACTCTCCAGATCATGATTCTATCATGAAAGAAGGAGAAGTGAGAGGACAAGCAGTTATGTATAATAGTCACGATGGAAGCTGTAGATACAAATTCCTCTTAGGAGCCCTTAGGTGCGTCTGTGACAATCAGATGACAGTCTCTCATGGAACTTTTCCTGCTATTGAAGTAAAACACCGAAGCCTAGACGAAGAAGAAGTATTTAGGGCTATAGGAAAAGTAGTGAGCGCTCTTCCGTTATTGGAGACTCGAATAAGTGAAATGAATAGCATCCAACTCACTCCAGCTGAACAGGAAGCCTTTAGTCGAAAAGCAGCTCAGCTTAGATTCCTAGAAGAACCCAAAATGGACGATCGTTACAACCTAGAATACATCCAAGCTCTCCTGAAGCCTAATCGCCCAGCTGATGAGGGATCCTCTCTCTGGAAAGTATTCAATAGAGTCCAAGAAAAGATCCTCAATGGAGGAGCCTATAGGCACAGACTGGATTCTAACGGTAATCTCAGGGGAGGAATAACTAGAAAAATAAAATCCATCAGCTCCAGCGTAAATCTCAATCAGGCTCTTTGGGCTCTGGCTGAGTCCACTGCAAAGGAGGTGAAAATTTAATGAAAACTCCAGAAAAAACAAGAGACTACGATAAGTTTAAACTCTTCGAGAGTAACGCTCCTGTAAAAAGGAAACACGTTCAGGATATCATGACTAATATAACAACCCTAGGCAATTTTCTAGAAAAGAAACCCATCTTTGTAACTGAAGATTTCTACGTCCTCGACGGTCAGCACCGCCTAGCCGCTGCTAGAGAACTAGGAATTGACATTTATTATATAGTCTACAAAGACCTAGATGAATCTCACATAGCTGCACTTAACGTGGCTGTCCGTAATTGGGCTCCTGATAATTATATTCACTTTCACGCTGTAACTAAAAATGGAAAGTTTGGAATCCGTTACAATAATCTGCAATTCCTAATGGACAAATATAACATCAAAGCTACAGCTGCTATTAACATAGCTTATAATACTACTAGTCACACTAGTCACATGGCAGCCATCAAGGAAGGAAAACCTCAGAACTTCTCGTTAGACGCAGCAGAGAAACGAGCTAAGCTAATCGGAACCCTCCAGGGATATTTTAGTCACTACCATCAGACTAGATTCATTAGAGCTATGATTAGATGTATAAAGAACAAGCTAATAAATAAAGATCATTTGTTCTTTCAGCTCAAAAAGAATTCTCATAGGCTTTTATCTCACATGAAAGACAGAGAATATCTCAGAGATTTCGAGGACGTCTATCACAAAGGTAAATACAAAAATGCATCAGTTGATTTTTTCAAATAGAAGGGAGGTGAAGTAAGCTAGTAGTATTATCTAATTTAATTTAATTTAATTCTATTCTCTAGAAAGGAGAAGAATCACTATGAAAGCAAGTGCTAAAAATTACACAGAAGCATGCCAGGAAGACGAAGATAGCAAAATCCCTATGAATGGGCAGTTTGACCTCCAGATCACCGAGCTCCCTGAATCTGCTGAAACCCAAGCTGGAGATCCTAAGATGATCTTCAAGCTAGAAATTGTCAACTCGTCTAATCCAATTTTTAACGGTCGAAAAATTAACTATCACGCTAAAATAGACTCAATTTTCTTCACGAGAATAGCTAGAGCCTATGGATATTCCTGGGAAGGCTCTGAAGTCGACACTGATGACTGTGCTTCTCAAGTTTTCAACAAAACAGCCAAGGCTAATGTAACTCAGAAATCCCCCGAGGACTTTCCTAATGTAAGAAGTTTCGTTTACTAGAGGAACTAAGCGTAAGTGATGCAGTCGGCTCAATGGCGATGTAGCGGAGTCAGACCGCTTGGGCTTCCCTGTTGGGGGTTCATATCCTCTTATCTTGCAAGGACAGGGGCATCATTAGGGAGAGTGGAGTTAGTTGTCCAGCCATGAAAGTGGAAGTGGAGAAGGAGAGGTTAAGTTCCTCACTAACTCCTGCTCTCCTGACTAAAAGGATAAGACATGAAATTTATAATACATGGAGAATATAAAAATGGCGAAGAAGTTCTGCCAGACTAAAGGAGAATAAATGAAAATAACTGAAAAAGAAGAATTCTTCAATAAAGCAATCCTCGATAGATTCATCTCACCGGAAGACTTGTTTTATGGCAGCCTTGAGCATGGAAAGTGTTCTACTTGGGATGATCAATGCTATGTGAGTGGGCTTGCTGCGGCTGCTTATTGCATGAAGTATGCTTATTGTAGAGATACTGAGCATGGCGTTTCATGTATGGATGTCATAGAAGCTAAAGCCACAGCAATCAAACTCATCCGTGGCTTATTCTTGCTTCAAGATGTCACAGGAGTTCCTGGACTGGTGGCGAGGGGAGTTAAAGAATGTGAAACAGCAAATGATCCAACAGAATTTTTAGCTGAAAATTGGCATTATAATAAAAAATTACATTTACTTTGGAAAGGAGACATCAGCACAGACCAGTTAATTAGCTTAGTCATGGGCTATTCAGTTGGATATGAACTCATAGACAATAAGAAAATTCGTGATGGAATTAGAAAAAGGATTACTGCTATCGCTGACCATCTCATTGCTAATGATATGCAAATATTGGATATTAGTGGAAGCAGGACACGACATGGAGACTTACGAAAAAGGCTCGGCTTTAATCCTCTTAACTGCTTCATTGGTCTGGCTGTGTTTTCTTTAAGTAAGAGAGTTACGAAGCCTGTATTTGAATATGCAGGAGATGAGGATGAAGCTGGCGATCTTCTGTATCATAAAAAATATGAGAATTACTATGAAAAGTTAATCTCCCAAGGCTACGACACTCAAGCCAAGAAAGCACAGTCAGCATGGTGGGATTGGGTAGTCAAGTGGCTTGGGAAAACTAATCATTCAGACAATGCGATGGCGTTTATAGCCTTCCTGAGCATCCATTTCTCTGACCCTGAAGCACCATTCCTAAAACCAGCAGTTCAAAATTGCTGGAAGTTAGTGAAGTCTAATCAAGTTCCGTTTTTTGCTTATGTAACAGAGAAAATAACTTGGGACTTCTCTGCATATGATAGTTGCACAATACGAGATATTATTGGAGTGAAAGATGATGAATATTTTCAAGACTACCCTATCGATCTTCATCCTAAGAAAATGGACAAGATCTATCTTGAAGTCAGATATAGAAAATGGCCTATCAACGGTCATGGCTCAGTCCCTCAACGCTGGTTATTCCATGAGCCTGTTCCCATTCAAGATAGATTCTTAGACGTATTCGACCCTAAAGAAAATAGCCGTAGACTCTCTGAAGGCTGGGATCAGCCATTCAAAGAATTCTCCCCGCTAAGCTGGATATTTCAATATTGGCTAGGGAAATTTTTTAGCTTCATCTGAGTCAATCAACTAAGCATAGCTACAAGCTATGTACATATTTCACTGATCATAATTGATACACAACAAGGAGCTGAATGAAAATAACAGAAGTGAAAGTGGAAGGCAGAAGCAGAAAAAGTGAGGGCTTAGAAGTTGAAAGCCTAGTTAAGAGTATCAGTCAGAGAGGGCTCATTCATCCGATTCTAATAGGAGAAGATAGACGCCTCATCGCTGGAGGAAGAAGACTATCTGCGTTGATTCTCCTAGGAGTGGTTGATCTAATCGAGGGAGTTCATTATAGAATCCAGAGAGGTGAGCTGAGCACTATTGAGAGGCTCTCATTGGAGCTCGAAGAGAACACTGAACGGGATGATTTCACTTGGGAAGAGGAAATAGGTCTCCGAGAAAAGATTCATCTAATTGGAATGGACCTAGCTAGAGAAAAAGGAGAATCCTGGAATGTAGAAAAGTCAGCTGATCTCATAGGACTCAAGCCGGCTCAGCTGTATTTGGATCTGAAATTAGCTAAGGGAGTCCGAGCTGATCCTAGTCTCCTCAAAGAAAAAGATAAGAGTATAGTTGTTAGTAGAATCAGAAAAAAAGAAGAATCTCACAGGAGAATAGAATCTGCTAAGATAATCAGCGGAGGAGAGTCCAGCCAGAGAATTATTCTAGGAGACTCAGTAGAGGAGATGCGTAAGTTAGAAGACTCTTCAATTGATCTCATGTTAGTTGATCCTCCTTTTGGGACTTCTCTGCCAGAGAGAGACCACTGGGTTCAGAAATATTCAGAGATCTACGGAGGGTTCTCTGACTCAAAGGAAGACGCTCTGATGATCCTTAGGTGTGTCCTCATAGAAGCTAAAAGAGTCCTCAAGACTGGGCATTACTGTTGGATTTTCTTCTCGACGAGTAATTACCGAGAAGTAGAGGATATAATCAGAGAAACTCTAGGAGGATACCAGCCAGTGCCTGCTCTCTGGAAGAAAACTGGGAATCATAATTTTCAGCCTTTTGAGAGAATCACCGTGAATTATGAACCTTTCTTTATGTGTTGGAATTTTTCCAAGCAAAGAAGCCTAAACAAGCCTCTAGACGCTATTAATGAATTTCCGACAGTCCAGGCTAAAATCCACCCTGCAGAGAAGCCGATTGAACTGTATGATTTCTTGATTGAGCGGAGTACTGTTCCATTGGAGACTATCCTAGATCCCTTTGCAGGTTCAGGGAGCAGCGGAGAGTCAGCTAGAGGGCTGACTCGGAACTGGATAGGAATTGAGCATTCCCCTGAGGCAGTTGAACTAATCCAGAAAAGGTTAGGAGGGAGAAGTCTATGAAACTAAAACCAGCTGTTAATCCAGTCAGAAGAACAGAAAAAAAGAATAGAATTAGAATAGGAATCAGCACTAATAAAAAGTACAGAAAATTTCTAAAAAAATATTATCGGGAAAGAAGGGAGGAATCTCATGAAAAAAGAAAAATTACTCAGGCTAGTCAATCAGAAATACAAGCAGCTGAAAATTGAACGATTCGGGGGAGACTCCCCAGTTCACAGTTATCCAGTTAATGAAATTCAATCTGATCAAGTTAGAAGTCTCATTGAAATAATCAGCCCATTCTTAGACGATGGAGAGTTCCCTAAGTTGGACTCTCGACTAAAAGGAGGTGAATCCAATCAGCCCTAAAAAAGGAAGTAGACTCAGAGCAATCCACACATATATTCATCTGGAGGATTACGAATTCCTCAAAGAGTACTGCATAGTCAATGGTCAACGAGGAGATTTTTCGCATTTGATCAAGACTGCTGTGGGGAATGTAGTCCGTGAACTCAAAGAAATCAAAAATAAAACAGAAAAGGAAAAGGAAAGGAGATGAAAAATGGATCCTAGTAGAAGTAAAAATCAAGAAGAAAAGAACATTGAGACAATTTTCAGAGAAGTAGAATCAGTCCTAGATGATTATTGGAATGAGAAGATTAGTCAATCTGAAGCTCTGATGGCTCTAGAGACACTTATTCATTCTTAAAAGGGAGAAAATCCTATGAAAGTAGAATCCAAGAATCCAATAATAGAAAACATAGAAAACAAGTTAGCTGAGCTGATCACTATAGTAAGTTATCCGATCCTGTCTACTAGTCATGAGAGGCTCATAGATGAGCTCAAGGTTAGGCTAGGCTTCCAAGAAGCCATTCAGAGAGCTCATTATGAAGGTCTAGTTGAAGGGAGAAAAAATCCTGATGAAAACTAAACTAGATGAATATAGGATCATACTTGGGGATGGACCTCACACTCAGAGGACGCTTAATCAATGGAACAGAGAGTACGATCTGGATATTATCAGCTGCGATTCTCATATAGAAAATGAACACGGATGGGACTCTACAGGTTCATCAACTACAATCAAAACTAGAATAGTGTATTCTATTCTTCTTACTAGAAGAAAAATAGTACCAGATGAAATCCCTGGAATAGAAGAAAGGTGTGTAGTCATATGAAAGTAGTTCCTCTAGGAAGCAGAAGCTCTAAAATAGCTCTCATAGGAGAAGCTCCTGGAAAAGAGGAAGATCTCTGCGGAGTTCCATTCGTTGGAAGTGCTGGAAAAAGGCTCAATAGTCTTCTCTATGCAGCTGGAATAGATCGCAGCCAGTGTTACATAGATAACGTCGTCCAGACTAGACCACCAGATAATAAAATCCATAGACTCAGCGAGCTAGGAATCTCTCTAGAAGAAGAAAAGTCTAAGCTGATCTCTAGATTGAACTCTACCAGCTGCAATGTAATAGTCCCTCTTGGAGGAACAGCTCTAGAGGCTCTATTCGGAAAGAGAGCTATCAATAAGTACAGGGGCAGCATTCTGGTCAGTTCAGTTCTGAAAGGTCAGCGTAAACTCCTTCCTACTTTTCATCCGAGTTATCTCCAGAGAATCATGGGATACGCTAGCTCAGGGAAATCTCCCTCCACTGGAGATGTCTTCTTGAGTTATCTAGATTATCTCAAAATAGCCAGAGAGTCAAAGTCTCCAGAAGTTAATCTCCCTCAGAGGAAAATACTAGTCAATCCTAGTTTTGTTGAAGTTTTGGGATTCTTGAGAGGAATACTTGCTGGAGAATATTCTAAGGTGATCAGCGTAGACATAGAAGCATTCTATGGAGCTACTCCCATTAAATGCATAGGAATAGGAGTCTCAGCTGAATTGGCATTTGTTATTCCGATCTTCTCTAATAAACCTTGGTGGAGCATTCCCCAAGAAAAAGAAATCTGGGAGTTAATCTCTAAAATTCTAGCTGACCCTAAGATCCTGAAGTTTATTCAGAATGAACAATACGAGCGGCTCATGTTATTCGATTACTGTGGAGAAATCATTAATGTATTCGATCTCATGCTCGGGCAGAGGCTCCTTTTTCCAGAATTAAAGCTGAGCCTAGCAACTCAAGCGAGCATTTTCACTGATGAACCTTATTTTAAAGATGACGCTAAGAACGCTAATTATACTTCTGAAGCTCTCTGGAATTACAACGGGAAGGATTGTACAGTTACTCACGAAATAGGAATCAAACAGAAGAATATGTTAGCTGAAACTAAGCTAGATCAGCTGATGAATGGACTCTCTATTCCTATGAGTCGAATAATGTGGAAAGCGTCTCATGTGGGAGTTCGAGTAGATACCAGCCGAGTAAAAGCGTATACTCGTAAGCTAGAGGAACAAATAGAACTCGATCAAGCTAAACTAGACACCCTAGTAGGCAGAAGCGTAAACGTCAAGTCTACTAAGCAGCTAGGAATCCTCCTCTATGACGAAATGAACATCCCTAAGAAAATAAAAAAAGTCAGCGGGAGTATCACTACAGATATAGCTGCTCTAGAAGAGTTATCTATCAGGTATCCATCTCAGATTCTCCAGTTGATTATCCGAATCAGAAAAAGTCGAGATAATATCTCCAAGAATCTAGGAGGGAGTTCCTCTGACCCTAAACCTTTCTGGGACTCTGATAGCCGCATCCGCCCAAACTGGCTAGTTCCTGGGACAGAGACTGGACGCCTCAGCTGCACTAAGAATATCTTCGGAAGAGGACTCAGTCTTCAATGTGTACCAGCTGGAAAAAAGTCCACTCTTAATCTGAGAGACATTTACATAGCCGATGAGGATCATTCCTTTATAGTATTCGATGCTAGTCAGATCGAAGCTAGGTTAGTAGCTTATCTAGCGGAGTCAACTAAACTCATGGCTGCTTTCGAAAATGGCCTAGACGTTTATAGTCTAGTCGCCAGTCAAGTCTTCAATAAGCCCATTGAAGTCTGCTGCAAGGGGACTTCCGAACGAGACAACTACGGGAAGCCCCTTGTTCTCGGAGCTAATTATGGACTCTCCGCTCAGAGCTTTGGAAAATTGGCTAAAATTCCCACGAGTAAGGCTCAGACTATTCTCCAGATGTATCTCACTATGTTTGGAATAGTCCGCTGGCAAGAGAAAACAGTCGAAGCTCTCAGAAAAGATCGGACTCTAGTTACTCCATTCGGGAGAAGCAGACTCTTCAATGGACACTGGGGAGAGGGACTCTTCAAAGAAGCCTATGCGTTCATTCCTCAGAGTACAGCTGTAGACTGGATGAATCTGTGCGGAGTGAGGATTGATAGACGCATAGCTGAAATAGCTAAATCTGAAAAAGACCTCCTCCTCATTCAAGATCACGACGAATGGGTTCTGCAAGTGGAGGATTCATTGATTCCCCAAGCAATAGCAATCGTCAAAGAGGAGTGCTCAGTTCCCATTAAAATCTACAATAGAGAAGTATTCATCCCTATTGAATTAACAATCGGAAAAGACTGGAAGAATACGAGTAGTCATCATAGAAAATAGAAAGGAGAATAAGCTAATGAATGAAATTCTACCCACAGAAGTCCAACATGACTTCCAAGTAGCCTTTACAATAGTAGCTGCTAGGGTCAACACAACTGCCAGAGAAAAAGGCTTCTGGAAGGATGAACGAAGCCATGGAGAAGTCATAGCCTTGATCCATTCTGAACTCTCAGAAGCCCTAGAAGCTCTCAGGGAAAAATCTACCTCTACGAAAATCCCAGGATTCCTGGGAATAGAAGAAGAATTAGCTGATGTAATCATCCGAATAATGGATTATGCTATTCAGAGTGATTACAATCTACCAGCAGCTATCCTAGCCAAAATGAAATTCAATCAGAACCGAAGCTATAAACACGGAAAGGAATTCTAATGAAGCTAGCAGCTGAGATAACCAACTATGCAATTAATTCTATTTACAGAATGAACGCTAAAGGAGCAACCCACTATGGATTTTACTATACTTTAGATGGAGACTTTGGAGGAGAGTATCTCAGTTCTAGTGAACTCAATAAAGAATTGGATTCTCATTTCGACGGAATTCTTAATCTAGAAACTAGAGAAATAACTAGCTTGGAGGACTAACAATGTGCGTATGCCCAGAATGTGGAAGTCAACTAGAAGAATGTAATGAACCCTGCTCTAGATGTGGTTGGGGAGAGAAGGGGGGTGATTAAATATGGCATTAAATACTGAGTTGATGTTTAGTAGTAAATCTAATGAGTATGCTACTCCACAAGATTTCTTCGATGAAATAAATAAAGAGTTCCATTTTACATTAGACCCGTGTGCTACACATGAAAACGCTAAGTGTTCTAAGTATTTTACTATAAACGATAACGGTCTAACCAAAGACTGGTCTGGAGAGATTGTATTTGTAAACCCTCCTTATGGTAAAGATATATTCTACTGGGTAAGAAAATGTAATCATGAACACAATAAAAATGGAACTACAATAGTAATGCTAATCCCAGCGAGAACAGATACTGCATATTTTCATGATTATATATACCATAAAGCTGAACTCAGATTTATACGAGGTAGATTAAAGTTTGGTGGAAATAATAGTGCTCCATTTCCGTCAATGTTAGTTATATTTAGACGGAAAGGAGAATCCTGATTGAAAAAGTTAGCTGATGTATTATCTACTGCACTGAGCAAAAAACACTGGCATAATGAGAGTCAATTCTGTAACACTAGGACTCATCCCATTGTAGTCGGCTATAGAAAATATCGTAGAGGAAAGAGTAGGTGCTTAGTCTGTGGAGCTAAGATTGGAAAAGTAAAATGTATCCTAAAATCTAACAGAGAATTACTAATAGATAATATCTTTAGTGATAGTCTCTTCACTAAATACATAGGAGAGACTCTCAATGAAAAACTGGATTGAAGGCTTCATGGAATATATCAGAGACACAGAGAGTCCTAGGATTTTCTCCGAGTGGACTGCTTATTCAATGCTCGCTTCGGCTATGGAAAGGAGGGTTTATCTCACTAGAGGACACGTGAGCATATTCCCAGACCTCTATGTGATCCTAGTAGCTCGAAGTGGAATGCGAAAATCTACTGCAGCCAAAATAGCCATCAATGACATAATGAGACCAACTGGGCTATTCAATGTAATCAGCACAATCAAGATGACCGCTGAAGCCCTCTACAAAGAACTCTCCAACGCAGGAACTATGGATCATTCAGCGCTGATCTTTGCTGATGAACTCCAAACTTTCCTAGGTTCAGCGGGATTCAAGGGAGATGTAGTTGGTGCTCTCACTCTCCTGTATGATTCTCCAGAATCAGCCGAATGGAGAAGTCTCCACGCTGGAATCAGAATAGTCGAACGAGCTAACGTTAATATGCTCGCTTGTACGACCAACAATTACGTAGGAATCATGCTCCCTAGAGACGTCATCGAATGTGGATTCGCCCCTCGAGTTATGTGGATCACAGCTAGCAAACCTGGAAAGAAATGGGCGTGGGGATCTCCTGAAGTCTCCAATGAATTACGCATCCACCTCAGGAATGATCTCTCCCGAATAAAGAATCTAGTAGGCAGAGCTACAGTCACTAGGGAAGCTCATCATTTTTATCTAGGCTGGTATAATAACTATCATCCTAAGCACGATCCAATTCTAGAACCCTATTTTCTCAGAAAAGGAACAACAGTTCTCAAGCTAGCTATGATCCTTAGAGTAGCTAATGTAAGCGTACAATCAATAGAAGATTTCATAATAGAAGAATCTGACATATCTGAATCTCTAGAAATTCTCAAGAAAGCAGAACGCTCAATGGCTGGAGTCTATAATTCTTCAATGGGAGATCTCTCCAAGAATTGTGAGAGGATCCTAGACTACATGGAAAAGAAAGGAAAGGCGAATATTTCTCACGCTCAGATGGCTAAGGCTCTCTATAGACACATCCGAACAGCTGCTGAATTCAAAGAGTCAATTGAATTCCTAATCGAAATGAGAAGAATCTCACTTGAATTCTCTAAGAAAGGCTCAAAGACTTATTCAATTCTTGTCGAGGAAAATGAATTTTAATGAATTGGCGGACTCCGTTATTCATGTATAAATCAATTTAATTACCCTCCCCTATGCAATGGTATGGGTAATTTTATCGTTCAAATAAAACCCTTTTATGTATAAATTACGACGATCGGAATATGTACATGTTATCTTCCTCAAGGGAGATTGGTAATTGAATAATGAATTCTGGATAGGACTTCTCATCTGGCTTCTTGTGACGATCGGATTTTTTTTATTAGTAATCTAGAGCCAGCTGCTCTTCTAGAAAAACGAATTACTTTTCTGATGAGTTCTTCTTTGGGAGGGTCAGCTAGTTTGTCATAGCCCCTCCCTTGGAGGATATTATCTAAGAGTCTCTTAGAGAGTTCTCCAGATTCTACAATATAATTGTCTAGTTCTTTGGGAGTAAGCTCTAGCCCACGTAGTTCTTTGATATTAGGAGGAGCTGTATTGATATTCATTCGTTCCATCTCTTCTTCGACTTTGTCTCCAGTGATTGAGCGAACTCTGATAGGACTGATAGCTGCTAGCAAAGGCGGGAGATCAGTTTTCTTGAGTGCTCTCCCCCAGAGATCCCTCCGAGGAATGAGATCAGCTGTAGCTCCAACTCGGCTCTTGAGAGCGTCAATTACGCCTTCACGTTTCCTGATAGTTGGGTCTATAGCTCCAGCGATATTAGCCACCCCAGCGGGAATAAGACTCCCAATTAGACCTTCAATGAAGACATTTCCATAGCGATCAGGGTCACTGAGAGCATTGAATGCTCGACTCAATCCTTGCATGAAAGTCTTGTTAGTTACGTTCTTGGAAATAGAGAAGATAATCGAAGAGACAGCTTCAGAAGAGAGGATTCCATCTTCTACGAAATCAGATATTCCTGCCCAGTCAGCTGCTAGTCCTAAGGGGATAGTCATGGGTTCTAGTCTAGCATAAGAGATCCATTTGTCTCCGACTCTAATAGAATAAGGCTGATGAGTTCTCTCCCAGGCTTTTCGAGCGTTAGGTTCTATAGGTCCTCCACCAGTGATTAGTCCTTCCTTGGCGTAGATCATTGCAGTTCCGCCTATGAAACTCCCCATAATGGTCTTGGCGAGCTCATCAGAGACATCTCCATGAGAGAGCAGCTGTTTCCTTTGAGCAGCGTTGAGCTTTACGCCCCGTTCTTGAGCCGCTCGGAGTTTATTGCTCCTCATTAGTTTCCTGAATGCTATTGGGATATTAACGGGTGTACGCTTGAGTCCGAACTTAGTGAGATTAATAGGAGTCCTCACAAAGGGAATTACAAATGGGAGGAAGTATTTTCCCATAGGATCGTTTCTGATTTTCAGAGCAGCCGAACCTAGACTGCCTAGTTCCTTTTGGAAGACATTCTCTTGAGCTAGTCTAGCCGACCTAATGATCATATCATCAGTGGGGTTAGCTATTAGCTTAGCTATTTCAGCTATTCTCCCTTCGTTTTTTCCTCCAGATGCAATCTTCTTAGCGGCATTTCTATAGGCTAGAGCGTGAATTTCAGTTTGATAATTGAGGCTCCTAAAGAATTCATCGGTGGCAGTTAGGAGTCTAAATGGGAATCTGATAATCTTCCCAATTGTTCCTCCCATTGCTGGTGCGGCTCTAGCTAGGTCTAGTTTAGTCAGAGCTCCTTCTGGGAGTTCATGAGCCATAGTATAGATAGCTCTTCTTACTCCCTCTTTGATTCCAGTCCACATTCCGAAAGTTTCAGCTGCTACTTCCCCAAAGAATCTGTGCCTCTCAGCTCCAGGAAGAAGACTCTTAGCTGTGTCTACTGTAGCAGAGAGAATCTTCTCTGGGAATCTAGTGAGAAACGCCATTGAATTACCTATGATATTAGCAGCCTGAGTAGTAGGAGAGCTGAGTATACTCGCCATCCATGCCTCTTGAATCTTGTCAATGGTCTTAGCTTCAAAGAGTTTCTCGGTGAGCTTCATGATATTCTTAGGGTCATCCCACTTGTCTACTAGCATAGCTCTTCGGAGGATCTCTAGTTTCCTAATGATCTCATCCTTACCTCCAGAAGTCTTGATGATCTTTAGTATTATTTCTTCTTTGCAGTCAATGGGCATTAGAATTCTCCAATTAGAAGTTAGACTATTTTACTTCTCACAGACTTTGATCATTTTTCCTATTTCGTCCCAAGAATCAAAGACGCTCTTCTTAGTCCTCCCTGATTGTCTGAGGGCTCTAGCTATATTAGAAGTAAAACTAGAAACTGTCTTATGAACAGCGAAGACTTTGAACATTGCATTAGAGGCTATTGCTAGAGTCTCATCAGAAGCATTAGAAGCCAGGTCGTCTGGGAGTTTAGCTAAAATTCCCTTGAAGTCACTGAGAGTCTTTACGGAGACTACTCGAGCAGCGTCTAGGTAAGCGGCTAGTTTACTGACGGGGACTCGTCCTAGGAGCTTCTTCATGTTCTCAGGAGTCATTCCGAGCTCTTCTCCGATTTCCATAGTTTTTTCCACAGAAACCCTAGCAGAAGGGAAGACAGTTTTAGCTTCGGCTAGAATCTCTTCCATGATGTCATTGTAGTCTTTTCTTTGGAGGTGAGTTCGTTTTCCTTTAGAAAGTTGAAATAAATCTCTCTCCATTCCTTTGAGTTCCCTAGGAGTCCTGGGCATTTTTTTCATAAATCTACTGAATACCCCCACAGCTCGGAACGCTCCAAAGCCACCAATAGGAGCTATGTTAGCTAGAAGGTCAACGCCAGATCCTACTCGGCTAGCTGTCTTCTCGGAAGCACCTGCCTTTCCAGCCAGGAATTCAGCTCCTTCTCCTAGAGCTTGGGCAGGACCTGTAATAGGAGAGAAGAGTATATCAGTAGCTCCTACGAACTTATCGAAGGTAGTAGAGTCTTCTCCAGAGAATTTTTCTATTCCACTAGAGATCTTCTCTCCGATAGCTTCAAATGGTCTGCTGAGTACGCTTGAGAAATCAGCAGGGGAATCTTCAGAGGATACTCCCATAGAAGAATCTGCAATGGGAGTTTTTTTCAGCTGATTTATCTCACTGCGTAATCTAACTATGTCTCTTTGATTCTGAGTCAAGGAGAAATCTGTGATATCCTTACCTAGTTCCTCTTGGAGCTGATTAATCTGCTTCTGATTCTCTGTAAGAATAGGCATTAGAGTTCAGCCTCCCTTTCCTTGAAGAGTTTGCTTAAGATTTCCAGATTGGTCTTCTGAGCAGCTGTAAGATTCTTACTTCTTCGCTTGAGCTTCTCAGCTTTGAGAAAAGCAGCTAGAGCTGTTATCCTATTGTCCTTGAGAGCTTTGACTAATCCTCCAAATGTTTCTATTCCTTGACCAGTTCCTGCTGGAGGTTGTTCTGGGCCTGCCCCTAGAATAGTAATCGGATTAGGACTCCTCAGGGAAGAGAGCCCTTCTCTAGGCTTTCCAGTGATAGTTAAATCCTCATCAATGATATCTCCTTTAGTAGAGCCTAACTGTTGAGGACTATCTGAAAGTTGAAACAGATCTGAAGGAGTCATAGGATCTAATTCTCTTTCCATAGTTCCCTTGATACGTTGTTTAGCTTTACTGAGACTAACAGTTTCATCTTTTTCTTGGAGTTTAGCTTCCTTGTCCTGTAACTCTTTTAGTTTCTTCTCTTTTGCAGCTATGATTCCAGCTTTCTCTTCAGCTTCAATTTCAGCTACTGATCTAAGTTTCTCTCCTTCGACTGCATCTCCAATAGAATCAATTCCAGTTTTTCGTCCTAGTAAAAGATTCAGCTGCCTGTCCTTCCCTTGAGCTGCTTGAATAAGAGCTCCTAGGTATTCTTGTTCTTGACCAGCGAATAGCACTCCATTTTTAACGTAGAAATCAAATCCTGGTTTGTAGTTAGCTTTAATTCGCTCTATTTCAGCAGTAGTTACTTTTAGTGTGTCAGCATTATTCTTAGCTGCCATTCTATTATATTCTACTTTGAGCTTCTTGAGGTCATTTAGGAGTCCAAGAGTTTCAATAGCTCTATCTGTGTCTCCTTCGAGTTTACTGGTTCTGAATTTAATGAACTCAGCTTCCTTGTTAGCTTCAGCTTCGGTGATCTCTTTGGTAGCTAGAGCTAGTTTATTTCTTTCTTGGCTCAGTGTAAACATTCTCTCGTTGTGAGCGTCTAGAGCTGCAATTCGATCTTTTTCTATTTCTTCTTCTTGAATGAGTTTAGCTGCTCTGTATTCCTTGAGATTAGCTGCTTGTTCTGTCTCTAGAGCTAGACGCTTATTATTAAATAGCATCTGGAGAATAGTATTCGAGTCTGATCTCCTATTAGGCTCTCTTCTCTGTGGGAGTGCTATTACATTAGGTCTTAGGTCTACCATTCTTTTCCTCCTTTCGTTGTTAGTTAAATTTAAGGCCCTTGAGGTGGAAATGAGAATCCATTATAGTCATCTCTGGATGGAAACCCAAGATGTTCTCCTGTATCATTGAATTCTCCAAAAGCTCCAGGTCTTGTGTCTGTAGTGTTACTATTAGTAATAAATGAAGTAGCTAAGTCATCAAACTCTTGAAGATTAATATTTCCACGAGGAGTATTTCTCAGACTACCCATAGCCATTGCCATAGTCAGAGGATCAATTCCACCTCCCCCGCCAGCTGCTCCGCCACCAGTGGTGTGAAATCCTTTAGTCTGCTCAGCGAAGAGTGCAGCAGCTTGGAGCTGAATTTCTTCCTTTTTGAGATTAGCGTCAATTTCAGCTATCTTGATCTGAGTAGTCAGTCTCTGACGCTCAGTTTCAGCTCCTACTCTAATGCCCTCTAGTTGAGTCTCTGCTTGAGCTTTTGATTCCCTTAGACGAGTTACCTTTTCAACTTGGACTCTGAAGTTCTCATTATTAGACGCTATATCAGTTGCCCTTTGAGCTACCTCAGTTCCGTAGATATTCGTAATAGCTTCAATTGAATCCCGCCTGGCTATGTTCAGGTTCTGACGGTCACTAGCTTCAGCTTGGATCAGCTGACTGATGTCCTCTGATCTGAATTTTTCCAATTCAGGAGCTATCACCTTGGCGAATCCTTCAGCAGAGGGAATCACTCCCCGAACAGAAGAAGTCCCCGCAGCTAGATCACCTATTTGACTTAGATATTCTAGTCTATTCTCATCTAGACCAGTTCTTCCACTGAGGAGTTTATCTAACAATGGAGTACTAAATCTACTAACAGGCTCTCCTGGAAACATAGGAGGAGTTATCCTAGGTGGATTAACTGGAGAATCTGGATAATTCAAGTCTACATCATCGAATGCTGTTGTTCCCCTCACCTCAGGTGAAGTAATAAACGAGTCATCTATGGAAATCGGAGGGGAGTCTATCGGACTAGTCACGAATCTCCCAGATTGAAGACTCTTTCCTATTCCGAAGTCTCTCGGATTAAATGCTGTCTCGCCTGGAAGAAGATCTCTAAAGAATTCATCTGGGATATTCTCGCCTCTGTGTCCGGAATAGCCCTCAGGGAAAACCGCTGGCTCAGCTGTGAGACTCATACCTGCGAGTTCAGCTAGTCTAGTAGTCCCTGCTAAGGAAGGAAGATCATAGCCCCTAGTAGGAATATATTCTGGTCTGAAATCCCCCCCTCCATCTCCTCCAAAGAGTCCAGCTGCTCCACCAATGAGAGCTCCTGCTGCAGTTCCCCATCCTGGAGCAATTTGACTTCCCATGTATGCTCCACTAAGAGCCCCAGTAGCTCCCCCGCTAATATTAGCCATCCGACTCCTCCTTAATGAAAGTTATCTTAATAGGAACGAATCCTTTCTTCTGGTAGGATTCTATTATTTTATCGTTATATTCTACTACATAAAGAATCTTACTTACTTTTCTTTTCTTGAGTTCTTCAATTAGAGTTCTACGTATTTCAATTTCAATTCCCCTTTTTCTGAATTTTTCCTTAACGTAGATTTCTCTGCAATATCCTAACCAATGAGAGGAATTATCTAGGACTTGTACGTCAGCTAATCCAAATCCTATTGGTTCAGTCTTATAGAAAGCTATGATTACTATGTTTCCATTCTTGAATCTCTCGTCTGTTACCTTCAGCATTAGGCTTCTATAAAAGAATTCCACTTCACGTTGATCCCTGTCAAGGAGACTCTCAACTGGATCGCTGAATTCTTCTCTCATTTTGATCCACATATAGACTATCTTATGGAGATCCATGACTGTAGCTGGAACGAATACTATATTCCCATTTTTTCCTTTTTCCATTTCCTGATCTTTCTAATCAAACAATCAATCAAATAAACTGGATAAGCTCCAGCGGCTAGGATCCCATAACAGATCAGCTTGATGATCAGCTTCATTCAATTAATTCAAAATGAACTCCATCAAAGAAGAGCTCTCCGTTTCTTTTCTTGAAATGTCCTCCCCACCTTAGCTTAAAGCCCATTTCACTAGCTATTCCAAGAACCAACGCTCCCATCTCATAGAATCTGAGTTTATTATTCCAGTCAATAGGGAATGGAGCTGCGTCTACAGCTCTAGACGAATCCCCCTCTGAGATTACATTATGAGCTGAATCAGGAAAATCTGCGTAGGAATGTCCTAGTCTAACAGCTTCCTTTTGTTCAGATTCAGAGCGGATTCCACAAAGAATAGTCAGATCCATTGACTGAATAGCCTTCTCCATGATAATCTGCAGAACTGGATGACAAGTATAGAGTCTGTTTCTGCTTCTACTTGAATAGAATGACATTTGATCTAGTCTCCTTTGTTCATTGAATATTCTAAGCCAGTTTCCCATTTCATAGTTGCTTCTCCTTGTAGAGTTTATCTAGAATCCTAAATAAATTAACGCTCACTTTCTGCCAGCAATCGTGAGCTTCAGTGAGCTTAGTGTATTCCCTGGCTAGTCTGATTCTCGTCTTCTCACTTATATTCCAAGAAACCTCCACAGTTCCATCCTTTTGTGGAATTTCTATTTTAGTCTTCTCTGCGTGTCTATGTGCATCTCTGATTACTTGAAGATCCAGCTTGTCGCATTCCACAAAAATAGGTGGAACATTCCTTGGGTGTTCTGCCCAAGCTAAGCTAGTCAAAAGAACCAGCGTAATTGCTATCATAACCTTTTTCATTTACATTTCCTCCCCTTAGTTTCTAGAGCTATAACTCTACCCTCTATATCAGTGATCATTCTCCATTGACGGCTATTCGATTCTCCAGTGGTATTTACATACCATTTGAGTAGTCCCCCTAACATAGTAATTACTACTATCAAGAGTCCTCCGATGATAGATAACAAAATCTTAACTGTTCCATTCATCCTCCCGTTTTCTTCCATATTAGACTAATTATCCAAGTTAGCATAGTAACAAACACTCCGACTGCGTAGCTCCACCCCTTGAGCCAGATATGCTCTCTAGTGTTCTTTTCGAGATCGCCAGCTACTTTATTTATCCTATCTATTCCTACCTTACAGCCCCTACTCTGAATTTCACTAGTAAAAGAATGAGTCTCTAGTATGAGTCTATCCCTCTCGTCGTCTGTGAGAGCCATAGCTCAATCCTTTCTGGCTGAGGATTTCTTAGGATTAAGAGCTAACGCATTGATAACTTTCAGAATAGCATCTGCTATTACGTCATCCTTCTGGGTAGGCGTAATCTTAGCTATAGCACTAAACGCACCTACTAAAGCAAAAGCTATCATAATTAACTGATCCCAATTATTCATCATCCATTCAAAAATTTTCATCGTTTCCCTCCTTAAAAGGTTATTATTAGGGTAATGCTGAACCTTCTACCAATGTGCCTGTTATTGAATAATCCCCGCCAGTTCCTCTGTTGGTAGCAAAAGCAGAAGCCGCGTCTGCATCTCTATTACTAAAATAAACTATTGGTTGTGAGCCTGTTGGGGTACTACCATCTTCTCCTAAATCAACAGGTGAACCCCCTGAAATAAACTTAGCCCTATTCTCTGCTTGGCTTATGTCCAAAGTCTCTGCAATATTAAGATATACCTCTGCCATGCTTGCTTCTATGGGGTCATCTCCACCAACTCCAGCACCGCACAAGTTCAAAGTATAAGTCCAATCTACGTTAGCATTATTGCTGGTACCTACGTTAGGATTCTCGTCTACATCATTAATATACATTTGCTCAACAGATGAGCCTAAATCCCATGCACACAAAACATGATACCAAGTATTGTTAGTTAGAGTTGTAACGGTACTGTTCATGTCTAACTGTTGAAGCTCTACCCGAACATCATCAAATGCTCCTCCTCGCTTCCAAAATTTTATATTATTTCCATCTGCTGTGTAAAACTGCTCAGTATTATTATCAGTTGGAAATCTAGCCCAACAAGAGAAGATACCTACTTTAGAATCAGCTCCACCAGTTAATTGACCCGTAAAGGACATATAGTCTGTTCCGTCAAATGCTACAGATATTGGACTAAAAGCAGTCCTTGCATATCCACCAAACCCTAAAATCCTGTAACCAAAGGAATGCCTTAAATTATTCACAGGAAGAAACAATCCGCTTTTGTCTATGTGGTATCTTTGTTTTACTCTCATGATATATCAGGCCATGTAGCTGTGACCCCCCTAACAGCTGAAACAGTTCCAGCTGCTTGAACTGCAGGTTTTAAAGTTCCAATTGCATAATCCCTAAGAGTTGCTCTGTCAGCTGTATAACCAGCTCCTTCTCTTTCAAATTCTTCTGTGTATTTTGTATTGAGTATAGTAATTCCTTCTCTGAGGAATTCTTTAGCTCTGAGTTTTTTATATTCATTTAGATTTTTATCATTTACAGTGTAATTAATAGTCACATTATCGTCATTCATTACATGAGCTCTTGTTCTGTCTTGAATTACTGAATCATAAGAAGGATTAGTTCCAATATTAACAGGTCTCCATACTAGCTTCCCATTGATTGTTTTACCAGTAGCGTAATTTCCTGGCATCTCTTTCCCTTCTGGAAAATTAGTTGGATTAACCACTGGATCATAATCATTATCCCAAACTTTAAAACCTTTTGCCATTATTTCCTCCTTTATGTATCTTCTGAAGCATCCGTTGTAAAGAAGAGCCTAATCCCTAAAACCCTAGCATCTTCAGTCATATCATCATTTGCATCTGAGACATCTCTGAATAATCTAAAAATCACAAGGTCATCATCTGCTGGAGTTCCAGCAATAGTAACTGCACCTGATTCTGCTGTGACATAGACTTCTCCTGCTGCACTTTGAGCATCATCTGTGACTACCACAGCAGTTCCCCAAGATGCGTCTATTGCTTCATTATCACTTATCGCCACACCTTGCAAGCCCATTGCAATTCCATCTGTGTCAGTTGCAGTTGACAGCCAAACAACCTGAAATGTTACAGTTCCCAGATTCCAACTTTTAGGCATTTGAATGTTAAAATTAGCATATTCATCTGAACTAGCATCAAAATCCATTACATTGTAATCAACATCATTTGTACCAGCTTCAACTAATGTCAAGTCACCACAAGGTTGAGTAGTAGCAGGAGTCATTGCTTCAACAGGAACCCATATTGTATCTTTTCCAACCTTCTTTAAAATAGTACCTTCTATTAGAGCATCTCCTGAAGACCCTGTTAATGTATTTGCTGTTGCATGGCTTAGTTCAACGCCACCTGTAGCTGTAATTGCTCCTGTGAAAGCTGAAGTACTTGTTATTGTTAGTCCTGTAAACTCAGGAGAATCTCCTATCCCCAAGCTCACATCGTCTTTATCAACAGCATGGGGATTACTAGTATTCCCAGTGTGACTAGTTACCTCTGACTGAGGAGCTACTCCTCCACTGGGCTGATAGTATAACATCCTCCAGATACTCCCATCGAGACATCTGAATACGCCTAGATCACCATTAGCTGTTACTTTGTCAGTATTAGCTAGGATAATCTTAGCTGTGTTATGTTTCAGCGTCATCGCTGAAGTAAACAACGCAAAGACAACTGTTCCACTGGCAGCAGCTGAAAAATCTGTCTTATTTCCACTTCCGCTGATCTCTACGTAACTCCCATCAGTAGGGAGGGTAATAGTCGCTCCAGTTGAGGAGTCTACCGCAGTCCCAGTTCCATTAAGAGAACTAATTAGATCATCATAATTACCAGCTGGATCAACACCTAGTTCAGTCTGAATTCCTACAATAGCTCTAAGGATATCATTCAAAAGATTAGCATCTACTAGAGTCTTATTCGCAGCTGGCTGATCCACCTGAGTTTCCCTAGTGTCTAGAACTCCTGGATAACCTGTTCCATTCCCCTCGCCGAGTACGGTCATTAATTTACCTCCCTAAGTTACATTAGCATCTTGAATAACTAGATCTTCCTGAGTCAGATGCACATTGAAGTTGTGTAGTTCAAACTTTTCACCAGCTACAGAATGTAGAATAGTAGCTGATAACATATAAAATTCTATTAGAGGATCTATTGGAATAATCACCTTAGTGGGAGAATTGGTAGTACAATACGCCTCTCCACAGTAGAACCCCCCGCAATAGTAGTCAGCTTTTCCTAGAGAGCTGAAGCTATTTACTATACTCAACTGCTTACCTACATCATAGAAGTCTATAGTAGCTGCACTAATGGTGTCAAAAATATTCAGTTCACAACGGTCAGTTCTCTTGAGGATAGAAGCAGTGCTCTTCTGAGCTAGCAGACCTCCAACTCCGCCTGCGAAGAGACTCTGATAAGCGTGAATTATAGCTTCTCCATCATCATCTAGGGTAGAGATATCTCCATCTAGATAAACAACTCCATCAGATTCATCCCCACTGATCAGCTCACCCTTATCTCCAGGACCTCGCCTAACTGCAAAGACGCTCCTTCCTACTCCAGTCATAGGCCCATACCACGGCTGATAAGCATTCCTATTGTCCTTAGAGAGTCTCCCCACTTCCAGCCAGAATTGAGTATCATTAGCTGTAACCGAATCCCTAGAGAAACTAAGCTTATAATAACCATCGTGATAGACTCCACAGGCATCCGCTATCCTACCAGCTTCTATTCCTTCAATTCCTTCGAGATAGCTCAGATTACTAATAATCTTCTGAGAGATCTCAACTGGAGTACTAGTATTAAAAGGAAGCATGTAGACTTTCTTGTCCCTAGCTAAGAACATAGTCCCCACTGGAGTCCACTTAGCTGTTTTCACAGCGTCTACTCCAATATCCAAGGAGATCGGATAAATAGTATAATCTCCCGTAGTATAAGGAACTCTCATATCAGAAGCCTGGAAGAAATGAACTCCAGTCGCTCCAAAGAAGAGAACTCCCGCTTGATAGCCTGTGTTCTTATTATGAATACTATGAACACTCATTCCGTAGATTCGGGAATCTATGCTTATTCCTGTCGCACTTCTAGTTTCCCATTCTGAATCATCATAAGGTTTACTCCAGCTGACTCGACTAGGATTATTCTCGTCTAAGCACATTAGCCTATCTTGATAATTGAGAAACTGATTCGCTTTAGGAGGACCTAAGAATCCATTAGAGAAAGTGATAGCTGACTCCCCTAGATTAGACTCTGCTACCTGGAGATGACTCTCCATGTCAGCTGTTACATACACTACTGCTCCACTCGCTGAAGCAGTTAATCCGCTGATTCCATTCACTACCGGAGCTAGATTCTCAGCCATTCCATTTTCATTAGCCGAAGCTGAAAAATCCCTCCCTTCTAAGAGAACAGTGACCTCATCCTCAACTGTGAAGGTTATCGTCGCACTCGCTGCATCTATGAACTCTTGTCCATCGACTATAGTCAGCTCTACTTTTCCTGCTTCGTCGATACTCCCATCAGAATTCCTCCTGAGAGCACGGTCAACTCCATTAGCTAGATAAATAGTATCCAACGCTCCCCACTGATTGATTTTCACATCAGCTGAAGAATTCCAGTTCTGCCCGAGGGAGGAGTCTATAGGAGACCAAGAACTTCCATCCTTGTATTTAATTTTTCCATTACTAGCCGCTAAGATTACTCCATCTCCAGATGAATCATAGAGAGCTTCTAGGCCAGTGATTTTATTAGATCCATTAACAGCTGAATCAACCAGCTTACTAGCTCCTCCCCTGCCTACCAAACCATTCCGATAGATCAAATTCTGAGCCATTACACATTCATCGGAGTCTAGGTCAACGAGACTCTTATAAAGATTAATTCCATTAATGGGCATTCCGTACTGAAGGATATCTCCTTGATGTTCTCTAACTGCCATTAGTTCTTCCTATTGAAAAAATTAATGAGTCTCCGAAAAGTCCCCTCTTCGCCAGCGTCTCCTAGGACGTCTACTATTTTATCTACAGCTGCATCATGCTCAGGACCTAGATTCGGAGGAGTCTTTGGTCTAGAGAACTCCGCTCCAGCCCTACTCTTACCAACTACGCCAGACTCTAGAGCCCCTCTGCTAATGAATTTCTGATTAGGGAACGTTCCACTCTTAAGGAGTCTCCCAGTAGCTCGGAACTTATCTAGATTGAATCCCCCAATAGCTGGAGTCCCAAAGTGATCCACTAGTGATCTAGCTAATTTTTCCAAGTCCTTGTTTACTCTAAATGCCATTATATCTCCCTCTTCTAATCATCAACTATAGTCAGAAGACTATTAGAACTCACACTCGGACTTCCCATAAGCCTATCGGAGTTCATCTCTACTACATTCTCCATATCAGATATTCTCTGATTAGCGTCTATTGCTTGCTCTATCTCCCCCTTGTATTTACTGAATTCAGCTGCTCCCTGCTCAAGATTCTTCTTAAAGAAAAGAATATCCGAATAAGCTAAATAATGAATAGCATTATCACAGAACTCAGGAAGGTCACTTGTCTGAGCGTCTAGGGTGAGCTCAGTCGGATAAGCCATATACCGGTCAATAAGCGTAAGCTGACTTCCTGGAATCCAGCTGAGTCTATAAAAATTCCCCGCTACTGTGAACAGATCAGGATCTCCCGTAGCATTATTCGCCCATCTCCGCTCCATATCAATAGACTTAGTGTATCTAGGCTTGATTATTGTATTATTAGCTGGATCAAGTAAGTCTATGGAATTCCTGAAATCACTGGCTACAGGGTAACTCACCTGGACTACGCTAATTGAGCTCCCGATAGCTACAGCTGTGGCAATTTCAGCTTCATTAAGGACTATCTGACCTGCTGCCACTGAGCTAATAGTGAATCTCAGATTATCATTAGAATCATCTAGGATAACCAGCTCAGCTCCTGCATCAAAGCTCCCTAATCCACTAGCAGAGTCCGTGATCGTATCTCCCCCAGAATCCTGAGCTATTGTGATTGTGCTCGCTGTGTAGATCCTCGTCTGCAGGAGTCTAGACTTGAATAGCGTAAACCATTCTACGTCTGGTTTTCCAGCTATTCTCTTGATAGCTCTATTAATAGTCCTAAGTGTAATATCCGCTATCGTCCCTCCAGTTAGGCCTACGATTGTGCTAACTTGAGTTCCGCCTACAAGAGCCAAAATATTATTCGTAAACTCCAGTGCTGTATCCTTGCTCACCTAGTCCACCTCCTATTCTGTCTCATAAGTAATTGAAACAATAGCTGTCACATCAGCTCTGGCAGCTGCATTCTCATCGAGAGTTAATTTCATAAAACTAGGACCTGGGGTAACCAGTTGAGTCTTAATTGCATCATCTCCAAAAGAATCAAAAGAAACGTAAGGAGTAGTATCATAAGTACCATCACTAGTCGGGCAAGTAATCACATTCAGATCCCAATCAGCTGCTGTATGATTAGAATCAGCTGCTGCATTAACCTGAATAGCAATAGTAACTGCATTTCTAATGTCAATAATTGTATCTGTATCTGGGGCTGTTCCCGCTCCTGTAACATTAGTCCAAGTGAGAGTAGTATTCCCTCGTTTTCGTCTAGCCATTTATTCTCCTTTTTATGTATACTTTATCATGATGATAATATGTACACCCTTCAATAGCATACCCCTTATATTCCTTGACTTCCACCTCTACCGACCATTCTTCTAGTCGATGAATCCAGTTCCATGATGATAGCTCCACTCGCTGACATTAGAACTCTCCTAGGTCCGAACATTCCCCCGCCTATGGTTACTATCCGTGGAGCTGCTTTTTTCTTCCTTTTCTTTTCTTCGTTGATTATTAGGCGAGCTTTAGTTTCCTCTTCTTCTTTTTTCTTACGAGCTAACTCCTCTGCTTTTCGTTCTTCGAGGAGTTTTTGTTCTTCTTCTAGAGCTTTTATTTCTGCGGCTAGTTTAGCTGCTTTGAGTCTATCTGATTCTATCTGTTTGCGTATTCTTTCGGCTTTTTCTCTTTTTCTCTTGAGGTCAGCTATTCGAGATTCTTCTTTTTTCTGAACGTTGAGATCTTCTACTTCCCTCTTTTTCTTTTCGAGTAGACTCTCGTTCTCAGCGATCTTTTTTTTAACAAAGTAGATTCTGTCTTTGCGGCTCTTCTTATTTTCAGCTATCTGACCCTCACCGAGGTCTCTGCCTATTGTATTCGCCATGAAGTCTACATAGTCGTTTCTAGTAGTCAGCGCCCATTTACTCCCCTCAGAACCATCCTTGTAGAGTCTCTTGATGGTAGTAGTTTTTCCTCTAGGCTTACTGATTCGGAGTCCTTCTACTTGCCTTCCTCCTCGGAAGTATTTCTCTACAAAATAGAATAATTTATAAGATGGTTTCATGCTCTTCCCTTCAAAAAAGAGAGGGAGTTATCCTCCCTCTCCAAGTGAACTTATCTTTCCTGTCCTGCTAGAACATAATCAATGGTCATAGTTTTAGCGGCTGCTTCTCCAGCCCTCATGTAGATTGTGGGCGTGAGCTCTTCATCATCAGGGAGATTCGTAGTCGCCAAGGTAGCTTTACGGACTCCATTGACATAGAAGATAACTGAACTCTGTCCATCATAAAGGAATGCCAATTCTACATAAGTGTCATCTGCTAGGGTAGCAATAGCAGCTGATGTGTCAGATGAGCTGTCCTTGTTTACATAACAATCCAAAGTAGCCACTCCGTCAGTCTTAGAGAAGTAAACTCCATCTGTGTTAGAAAATGGGCTGGTATCGGTAATCACCAGCCCAAAAATGAAATCATTCTGAGTTACATCGCTAGACTTCACCCTGATTTTGAACCAGCTCTCTTTTCCAGATACAAAGAGATGATTCTCAGCAGCTACCTGCATGGTAACAGCGTCGTCATCTGCGGCTGTATTGGTAATGAGTAACTCTCCATGATTAGCGTTATTACTCGCTTGAGTTGCTCCTCCGTCTGTTTCCGTTACTGTCCAGTCGCTAGAATTATAAGGATTCATAAAATCCTCAAAGAAGACACTAGCTTTAGTGGGGTCAGCTATCTCCATTGGTGTTTTTGGAAAATCTCCTACTAGACTCATAATTTTTCTCCTTTAGTTTAATTAATTTCCAATTGCCATGAAAGTAGCCGTGAATGAGCTACTCCCATGGAACTGACTAGGTCCTGAAGTCCAAACAGAACCCATTTTAGAATTCAATGTTCCGTTATTTGAATTAAGAATTATACTAACATCTCCTGGGGCGTTAGTATTAACTGTACAATGCTTAACGGATCGGAGGCCTGTTACGAGTTCTTGAGGAGAGCTAGTAATCGTGAAATCTCCAAAGTAGACCATCTTGGAGCCTAGCATATCCACTTCTCTATTAGTTATAGTATAAGCCATCTTTCCTCCTTTCTATGTAGTTGTAATTCCGCTAAGTTTAACTTGTCTTTTTCTATTAGCACACGTCAGATTCCCCTGGACGATTATGTGCTGAGTGAGAGCATCCTGATCTCCAGTTTCCAGTCTATTCTTCCAAGGTGTCATTGCGAAATCAGCGTCCTTGTGAACAGTCCAGCTGAGGTAGCGTCCATTAAGAGCGTAGAGAACGCCAGCTGTAATATCCGCATCCCAGAACATTCCAATTTCTCCGTCAAAGAGAAGATTCTTGAATCCCAGACCTTCAGCTTTCTCATTAGTGATTCTCATGTGAGGAACTAACGTGTCCATGTGAGTCTCGTAGATAGTCTGAGTCGTTAGGATAATATCAGGTCTATCACTTCCCTTAGAAGCGTTGTTAATTTGTGTTCTCAACGCTGACCTACCTGAACTGACCCAATCACCCACAGAAGTCTGAGCTGTAGCTGTCCACCAAGAATTAGCCGTTGCGTTGAGACCTCCATAATTAGTAGCTCCAGTTACGAACATAGCTTCGAGTCCATCCATATTTTTATTGGAGTTTCCTGTTCCATCTCCATAAAAATTAGAGCTCATCTGTTCAGAGAGGGACAATTCCATTATTTTAGTTTCCGCTTGAGCTAAATCTAGGATTTTATCTACGTCACCTCCACCTCCATTGTTCCTGAAGTCTGCTCCGCTGATTACTGCTCCATCGTGATAATATTTCCAGGCGTACTTAGCGGACGTGAGTTTATTGGATCGTTTGATAGTCAGAGGCTCTAGTCCTTCGTACGAGCCTGTGTTCTTAGACTTACCATACATGAGCCTAACTGTAATATCAGTTCCACCATTTTCAGTTTTCTTAATTTTCTTAGCTTTACGAACCATCTCACCTAGTTTTCCATTGAGATAGCTGAGCCCTGTAGTAGCTGCGAAAATATTATCGTGGAGTTCTGGACGATTAACCGCACTAACTGCTGTAAGAATACTCGTTATGTCTCTAGTTTCACTTCTCGGAGGCATGATTGCTCCTTTCCTTTGAATGATTAATAGTTTAGTTTAATTGAATTCTAATGATTTTCTCATTTAGAGAGCACTGCCCCGTTCTTGCTTCTAGCTAACTTACTTGATCCATTATTTCCTTGCCTATTTGGCTAAAGTCTTTCCCTTTTGAAGTCTTGGATATACTCAGGAGATCTACCTTGCTTAGATCTTCTAATTTAGCTTTATTTTCATCTGGATTAGGTTCATTTCCAATTTTTCCTGCTTTGATCTTAGCTAGGAGATATACATTTTTCACGTTCTCTTCTGTGAAATTACCTTTAGGGAAGAGTTCCTTGATGTGCTTAACTATTCCCTCACGATAATCGGCTAGATCAGGATTCTTCTCGGCTATTCTCTCCAAAGCAGAAGTTATATTAGTAGTCGCTAGGGTATTCTCTAGTTCTCCTATTCTTCCAGTAGAGACTTTGCTTAGTTGAGCTATCTGACTCTGAAGGGGATTGGTAGCTTTGCTAATCATATCCTCGATTAGCTTAACTGCCTGAGCCCTCTCATCACCTTCTGCAGGGAAGTCAGCTGGATTCTCCTTAGATTTATTATAAAGAGTCCTAAATTCTTCGCTTTGGAGATACTCTAGAGCTTGTTGGGCTTTTTCAGATCCTCCGAATTTAGCGATGAGCTCATTAGCTGATTTTCCAGCTTCGACCGCTTCGTTGAGTTTAGCTGCAGCTGCATCTCCTATTCCAGAGTCAACTGGAGGAGTTTCTATTTTCTTCTCTTCTTCGTTTTTCTGTTCGTCTTCTGATTCTGCTGATAACTCACCACTCAATGCTTCGTCCATTCCGTTCATGGCGTTTAGCCTCCTTTAAATGATTCCCGCAAGAAGAATTTTCTTGAGGGTTGCTTCACGTTCTCTAGGTAGTCCTTGCATTTCCTTGTGCCAATTGTTCAGATGCTTCAAAAGACTACACATATTAGTTAACTGTTCTGTTGAATAATTTAGGCTTATAGTCCTACATACACTGGGTCTGTTATTATAATTCACGCAGAGCTTTCCAGAATGATAAACACATCCCTTGAGTTCGACGCTCTTCTCGTAGACTTCATAATTGCCTAGGAGTTCACAACAAGCTCCACAGTCATTGCATTTCCAGCTCATAGAATAGCATAACCTTTTTTTCTGAGTTCACGCTCTCTTTGTTTAGGTCCTGTGTATCTTTTCATGGAACTTGTGCAAAAATAATCAAAACAGATAGGCTCAGAAGTCTGACTAATCAGACTTTTCATTTTCTTTCCACAAGTTGCACATTTAACGCTCTTCATATCCTTGTGAGTCTTGAGGAAAATCTCCTCGGTTATGTCACAGCTCTCACAATGAAAATCATAGAGAGGCATAATTAATTCCTATTCCTAAGGTCAAGTAACATATCTAATATAAAATCCACCCCAAACTCATTTATTGATAGATTATTCTCTTCAATAACTTTTTTACCTAGTTTTTCCCGCAATAACATGCTCTTGAGTTTTTCTTTACCTACATCTACACTAGCTATAGGATCTCTTCCCTGCCCAGTATTTAAACGATTTATAATAGCGTCTCTGCCGAGTCTGAACGATCTAGCACCTCTTGACGTAAACCCACCCAATCCCATAAGAGCCTCAGCTAATTCTCTCATCTTAGTTCTATCACTTCCCTTAGGTGGCTGGAATCCTGGCATAGTTTATTTTCCCTTTCCGCTAGAAGATTCTTTCTTTTCTCCTGCAGGTCCTATGAATCCAGCAAGGATTTTCTGAGAGGATATTTTCTCAGCTGAGCTAGTTTTCATCTGAGTTTTCTTGAGATCAGTCTGAGTTTTCAGCTGAGCTTCCTTGATTGGAGCTGCTAGTTCTTCCTGACGATTACGCTCAACTTCAGCTAGGACATCCTGCTCAGGCCTCTGAAGTCCGATTACTTCAGAATTCTCGAAACTCCTCAGGACTAGTTTCCTCAGAGCTGCCTGATTAATAAATCGGTCTTCTTTGAAAAGTGAGTATAAATTAGTCGTGAGTCCTAAAGTCTCCAGCTGCATGCTTCCTCTATCGCTAACAACTTTAAAGTCTCCCTTGATTAGATCAGAATTGATTTCTACAAATGGGAGTGAGACTATCATCTTTCCTTCTTGGATGATAAATTTTCCATCTGCGTCCTTAGCTGCTATAGCCTCCAGGGAAATACTCCCTCCTATGAATAACTGAGCTTCGTTTTTGTCCATAGGCTGAGAGACTAGAATTTGTCTGTTTCTTCTGAGAGCGTCTATGTAATCGTTCTGATTCAACGGAATAACAAAGCCCCTCACTTTAGTCTGGACGAGCTTCAAGAATTCAGTGAGGATTCTACTAGAGAACTCTTCTACTCTCTGAGCTTCAAATGCAGCTATCTTCTGGGCATTACTAGCTATTATGTTCGGTTCTGCTGCAGTTGTAAAGTCTCTAGAATCCGTGAATCCCTGACCTAGTGAGCTGAGTCCACTCTTAGCCATTTGAATTGCCTGATTGTATTCAAAGCCAACTCCCTTTTCTTTGAGCTGAACAACTGAATCAACAGGGCTTCCCTTTTTTACTTCTGCGATAGTGTCTCTATCTGATTCTTCGAGGAGTCTTTTAGTTTGATTACTGAATATTCCCTTCCTAGTGAACCAGACAGTCCGAGCTACTTTTCGAGCGTGGTTCATTTGGAAGTGCTTGAGGTCATTGACTTCATCTTCGATTATTCGAATATTCACAGCTGGGCTAATAGGTCGGGGTCTATCTGGATTAAAATAATACCACAGAGGAATAATCGGAAAAGGCATGAGATCAACGTCCCAGTCTCCTTTGAAGAGAGCTTCTTTCTTGGAGTCTACTAGGACTAGCTTTTCTTTTTTGTCCCTGTCCCAAAGAATCCAACCTCGGACTAGATCAGCAAAATGGCTTCTTTGATGACTCTGCAACGGTTCGACTAGTTTTCTCTTGATGAACTCAGGGTCGTCTATTTTAGGATTGTAGTTCCCCTCGAGATTCTTGTTATTCTTGAGGAAGTCTTTCTTAGCAAGGACATCCTTATGTTTTACGAATTGCTTAGCTATCCAACGAGCGTCAGAGAAGTCATGCTTAGTGCAATCAGGATCAATTACTAGATCAAATTGACTGATTCTAGCCAACTTAAATCCTAGTCTAGAATTCTTACTTCTATCTCTCTTGATTTCCATGAGACCCCAGTCGCCGATCTTGGAATCCACTATGCACTTTGAGACCTCCAGCTTGAATTCATTAGATTCTAGGTATTGCTCTATTAGGATTTTATTCCTGGCTGCGTTTCTGAATAGCCCTAGGATTTCCTTAGATTTGTCAAATGAACTCACGCTGACTGTAACACTAGGAACTTTGAAGTTAGTATTGACTACAGCTTCTAGGGTATTTGTGAAAATCAGATTCTCGTATTTTTTCTTGGCTTCTTCATTTCTATAAGCAGCGTGGAATTCAGCTAGCTTCTTGTGATTCCCGAGTTTACTAGCTTCCTTGATCTTCTCATTCCACTTTTCAATAGGATTCTGGCTGCTATCACTGATAGAAACTTCGCTCATAGTCTAATTCCCTCGCTGAGGTTAATTTTCTCGAGAAGATTATTTCGTTTCTGATTCCGATTACTGACTCTTCTGGAATAGAATTCTCCGTTTCTAGATTACATTCTTCTAGTTCATTGTGAATGTATCTAGCTGCGTCTATAGCATGCTTAGGGCAAGTCCGTTTAGGTTTCTCCTTTTCTTCACCTAGACCTTTTCCCCAGACGTATCCTCCTATTTCTCTGATTAGATTCTTACATCTAGCTGATATGAACGTCCTAGGGCTGCCCATTTTATTAGTCAACGGGTGCTCATGAGAATTATCAAAGAAAAATCCAGCGTTTAGGCGATCAATACTCAAAGCGAAATCATTGTTAGCTCTCATGAGATCCAGCCCATGAAGCCCATACTCATCGTGAACACTCCAAGGCTGGCCTTTCCGTTCGCCAGTCTTAGACCAGATACTCGGATCGGCTACTTTATTAGTGAATCCCTGATCATAGAATTGTCTCAAGATAGCCTTAGAATGTTCAGAGATCATACCTGGGCTATAATATTCGTCATAAATGAACAAATTCCCCTCGTAATCAGTGAAACTTCCTAGGAAACAAGTCGGATCTGCTATTCCATGATCCATTCCTCCGATTACTAGGGGATACTTTTCAGCTAAGCCCTCAACTAGAAGCGGTAATTCAATTGGACAACTTGGATTAGGAATCACATTCACAAGGGGATTAAACTGATCTAGAATGAGTCCCTTAGCTGCATCCCAGCTGCCCTCTATGTAACGTTTTATCCACCATTCAGCTTTTCCGTCCATTAGGTCTTCTCGGTATCCCTCTGGTAGATTGGAAGCTCCCGTTAGTGCATCCCGATTGTGCTGCACCAGAGCTTGCACGAAAATTCTTCGAGGAGATTTCCGATTCTCGTACTGAGGCGTCACGAAGAGATCCTTGATAAAACAAGGCTCAGGATTGCTAGCGTACATCCCGAAATACCTGGGTCTGCTTCCATCTGGGAGAGTCCATCGGAGCCTCCCTTCGAGATGTTCGATTGCATCCTTAGAACATTCATTAGCTTCGTCCACCGCAAACCAACCTATTTCGAGGGATTTAACTCCAATTTTGTCTTCTCGGTCATTGAGTCCTCCGTAGATGATTACGCTTCGATCAAAGAGGAAAACTTTCTGTTCACTTTTATTATGAGAGTAGATTTTCTTTCCCATCATCATGGAAATCTGTTCTAAGAGTTTAAGCAGAGTCTCTAGGGTCGTAGTCTTAAAGGATTTAGTTTCAGCCCTCAGCATGAATCCTCGGTTACCAGGATACATAGCGCTGAGCCTAATCCCCTCAGCGCACAAAGCCCAGCTCTTTCCTCCGCCTAGACCTCCCCCGAAGAGCTTGAATTTTTCAGTGGAGTCTCGGAAGATACTCTGCTTCTGAGTCGGACCTCGATCACCGTAGAATAGATCAGTTTCCATTAGCTTTTTCCTGGGGGTGGTATTTTTCTACTTCTCCAATTCTGAGACTCTTAGTCATTCCAATGTAAGTGTCTACTTTTTCTAGATAATCAACGTACTTAGCTGCATTCTCTGGAGTCAGACAAGGATAGATCACCCCTGCGTGAGTACAATCAACGAAGACGTATTCTCTAGCTGGCTCAACTGGGAGTATGCGTAGACTAACTCCCTTCGAGACTCCGCAACTTGTTGAGAGAATCAGCATTAAAACTACCAGAAGATTCTTTGCGTATTTTATCATAGGCTTCCTTTACTTTCCGCTCTGTGGATACAGCCCTTAGGGCTAACTGGAGCTCATTCTCTAACTGATCAACTTGAATTCTTAGACGAGTGCTTCTCTTGGAAGCTGAGACTAGTCCACTGATCAGACCTCCGATTATGACTAGCAGAACTCCGTAGATCATTTTTTTGTTATTGTACGAAAGATTAAATCTACTAGATTAAAAACGCAGATAACAACTGTCATTTTGATAGCCATATCTGCGATAAAATACGCAGCTCCGAGGACTCCATTAGAGTCTCCTACTTTCAGCAATAACGAGTAAACTTGTTCGTTCATGAGATAGCCCTCACTATAATTATAGGTCTCTCCAATAAGAATAGATATATTCTCTCATTTACATTCCTATGTCCTTACCGCTTCTATCGGGAGTGATCCCTCCGCTGAGGTGTTTATCTGGAGTTGGACTAGGCTCCACTTTTTCTACTTCGGGTGTGTCCATTTCTGGATCTGATTTCCCTGGAATGTGAGTATCCAGCGGGATTCCTTGAGAATCTCCCCTCTGATCGTGAGAGGGTTCCTTTTTCTGCTGAATTTCTTCAG